TCATCTTTAATCTCTGGGTCAAAATCCGTGTTCAGTCTTTTTAGAACTGCGGCAACCTGTTTGTGATTTGACAATCCCTTTTTGATTTTCTCAATAGTTTTTACTGCACCACTATAGTTACCACCTTTGTAACGTGGGTCGTTTGCAATGCCGATTGCCATTTTAATTTGTTTTGGTGAGAATCCTTCACGCACTTCTGCAAGGGATTCCATCATTGTTTTACTATACCTTGTCATATTACTTTTCCCTTATTTTAAGTAGTAGTTTACCACTTCCTTTTATTAAACGATGGTAAACCATCTTATTGATATGATATACTCTACCATGCTTCAGTTCCTCAGGCAGTTCATCGTCCATCTGCAACTTCCAGTTATATCCAGAAAGTACAGTGACCTCTCTGTCACTCTTATCACGATGCCAAATCAACTCATTGTCATCAACATCCTCTTTAAATTCTCTTAAAATGAGGTTAGTCTCAGTTCCTAAATCAGTATATGGATTTACCAAAAGAAGTTACCCCCACCAGATAAACCAAGTTGTTTTGCATATCTTGGGATATTACATGCCCAGTATCCTGCTGTGGTTTTATCTTTTTTGTTTGCACAATCATGTCTTGCAGCAAACGATTTTCTTGCTTCTTTGTCATCCAACTTGATTTTTAATCCAGTTGTATCACCCCATGATACTTTCTTTACTTTGTCACCGTCTTTAACATAGACATAGTATTTCTTAGAACCACCGACCTTTGGTTTATTTAGTTCAACTTCTTTCCCTTGATACTCAGCTTCCATCATAGGACAGTCCAAAGGAACGTGTTCACCTTCATACATTGCATATTTACCAATGTCACCTTCTAGTAGTTCTTTATCAAATCCAGTTGGATTTAATTCACCACTTTCATAAAGGCGTCTTTTTTCATTAAAAAATTCGTAATACTTTTCTGAACCAACACGATATTGGTTAGATTCTATTAGACTAGATTCTGCACATTCGTTACAGCAATCTGGTGTACCGCATTTAGTGTGTTCCTTAAACGATACGATTCCTTGGCCTGGAGTCATTTTCTGCCTTTCTTCTCTAGAGGCATCAGTTCCAACTTCACGAGAATCTTCACTCTCTTCTTTCTTACCTTTTGCCTGTTTCCATAAATCTGCGTCAGCAGTTGTTCGTGTCTTACCACCTGTAAGAAACGAATTAACTCTTGCGAATGCCCATTGCTGTGGTGTAGTGCCTGGGCGATGTCCTGTTTTCCATGCAGCCATTCCTCTGTCGTAAACCTTTTTTAGAATACCATAAGGAATACCAGACTTTTCTGCTTTGGTAACAAGTCCGTCAATCTTTTCATCTAATTGAAATTCTTCTTTAGGAACACAGTTGGGAACAGTCTTACCGTTCTTTGTTTTTGTACCAACTTGTTTATGTGTATCCCAACATGGGCCGTCCTCATTCTTACTCAAGAATGCAGCGATTGCCATCTTCTTTCGTTTCTCTTGAGACTTACCCTTAAATTGTGGTGCATCAGAATCTTTAAAGTCATCAATGTAATCACCCATATCAGAGTTCTTACCCAACTTCTCTCCGTACATCTTCTTAAATTTGTTTGTGTGTTTTGATGGTTTAGTATCTGCTTTTGCATCGCCTGGAGCAGGGCCATCCTTTTTCTTTGCAAAGTGTGCCGCACGTTTTTGTTTAGTAGATTTAGACATTTCATCACCATCAGCATCTTTTGCATAATACTTTGCTGGTTCTGTACCTTTTCTGTCTTTAATATCTTTATCTTGTTTTACTTCGTACAACCACTTCTTGTGTAATGTTCCATCTTGTTCTGCAAAGGTAATATAGTTAGTTCCTCTACGAACAACCTTACCAGAAATACCTGTGTAATTATCTTCTACAAGGTCACCGATTGCAAATAGTTTGCCTTCTACATATAAGTCACGAACAACATCTTCATCAGTCATTACATTTGTTCTAGGAACAAAAGACTCACGAACACCCATGTACTTACGAACATCTTTAAATAGAGACATTCCCTGTCTGAAATTAGATGGTAGTCCAAGTTTGAACTGGTCAAAATCATTTGCAACTGCAGCTGCTCTCATCTTAGATGCAGACATTCCAGTAACACCTTCTGCATCTGGGTCTCTTTCGCCCGCAGATACAACTTGAATATTATCGAAACCGTAGTAACCGTGTCTTGCTTCAGTTCCATTGTATTTGTTTAGTAATGTCTCAAACTCTGAAACTCTGTCAGAACCTACAACCATTACAATTGATTTGTGTCCTTTGTTGTGTAGTGTAACTGCAATCTCAAATACGTTTCTTGCTTTATCTACAACTAAGTTCCTTGCATGTTTCGGGAACATCTTTTTCATGTATGCAAGTTTCTTTGCATATGGTAAAGGGTCTTTCTTTGCGTTCTCTGAATGAGATGCAAAAATATAATATGGAGCAGAGTTTTTCTTTGCTTGTTTAGCAACTGCTTCCATTAATTTTTCATGTCCAGTAGTCGGGGGATTAAATCTGCCAAAAGTGAATACAGCAGTATCACCACGAGCTTCTATAATTTCAGAAAACTTCTTCATTTATCTCCACCCTGTCTGATTTTTTTCAATCTTTCTAATTCTTGTTTTTTAAGTTTAACCATCATCTTTTTTGCAATCTTTTGAATCGCAGCACCCTTCTTTGCAACAATACGATTATCAATCTCTACTCTTGCAGCAGGTGGCAATTGCATATACTTCGCTGGACTTAACCCAGCAAACTTTTGAAGTATAACTGCCTTTGCAGCTTTCAATGCACGTTTGTGTAACATATCTGGAGTTGCAAGTTTCTTTTTCTTTCGTGCAACCTTTGCTTTGAAAGCAGATGACTTTGCCATCTTCGCCATTCTTCTTCCCATCGCTCTTCTTTGAGCCATAGAAACTGCTTTTCTTTCTACCAGTTCAGATGTTAGTTCACTAAATTTCTTCATCTATCCCACGCCTTAATTGCAGTAAAGTTATTAAAACTAAATTCCATTCTGTCTACCAATTTTACTGCATTACCACTCACTCTGTCAATGGCAACAAATCCTTCTGGATTAACGACTTTAAAACCATTTGCAGTTCTAATGAATGTATCAGTTAATTGCTTAACACTATTTAGTTTCTTAACGATGCCCATCTTTGCTTCGATTAAATAGTTCTGAAACAAGATAACCTGTTCTAAATTCTTTGTATGTTTCTTTAGTTCTCGTAACATCTCTTTCTTTTCATTCTCAACCTTTTGTTGAGACTTCTCTGTTTTGAGACTTTTAATTCTTTTATCGTATACATCAGATACCCACTTCTCATATCCTTTTGCATGTGCTTTAGGATTGTTAATAGGTTTACCTTGTCTTACTTTACTGTTGTAATATGTCTTTAATGATGCACCAGCAATGTTACCTGTAAACTTAGATTGAATATTTAAGAACTTATTCAACATACCAGAGTTAATCTTTTGAAAGGTTTTACCAGCACCAGATAAAGATTTAGTAACTGCTTCTGTTTCTTTCTCAGTCATTGTTGCTTTACCAGCAACGTCTTTATAAGTTGCGTCATCCATCCATACAGATGTTGGATTAGACAATCCTTTAATATCTACACCGAATGATGCCTTCATATCTTGAAGTGCGCTACCAGTATAAGTTGTATGCCATACAATTCCAATTTTGGATGCTTTAATCTGTTTACCAAAATCACTATCAACAGGAACAGCATAAACAATTGTATTAGGTTGGAATGTATAATACTTCACTCCATCAATAGTATCTGTTTCAATATCATCTGTCCACATCAAGTCTCCTTGAAGTACACCTTTAATACCCAACTTAGAAAATTCTGCAAGTGCAACTTTAAACTTACTATTCAATGAACCAGATAGTCCATCGTCATCAATCTCTTTTGCTGTCTTATATAATTTTGGTGTTGCATTGAATACTGATTTCTTTGCAACGAAAAACTTATCATCTGCTGGGTCGATACCAGCAAAGATTGCTGGAGCACCATCCCATTTAACAGTCATGTTTACAGATGAACGTGATGCACCTGCCAACATATCTCTCAGAGAACGAACAAAGTTAATTGCAGCTCTACCGCCAGGCACACCAAAGTTGAGAATCTCATCTTCAATATGTTCTAGGTGTAAATTCTTTCCACCCTTATCTTCAGTTATGTATTTACTAAAATTTATCATTTCTTAAATATCTTTTTAAAGTCTGGTGTTGCAACTGCTTGGAATTGTGGATTTGCAGTATAACTTCCTTTGTATCTAATTTCAAGGTCAATAATTTTTGAACCATCACTGAATATAGAGAAGAATACTTTTGCAGCACCCGCTTTCTTTTCCCATGCTTGTATTTTGCCAGGCGTAGGTTTCATTTCTAATTTTGAATCAAATATGTCTTGTAATGTAGAAACTGTCTCTGGCATGTTTTTCATCTCTGCCTTTTCAACATTAACTTCACCTTTTACAAATCTACCAATACCAGTTAGTAGATAAAACTTGAATTCACCAGAACTCTCTAAGTCTGCAAGTTTAGTTCTGAATAGTAGTTCGATAAACGATACAGTGAAATCATCAGAATGTTTTGATAACACTTGAAAGACTCTTCTAAAGAATGTATTCTTTCTATCCTTTAGATAGATACCCATTTGTTTTTGAGAAATGGCACGAATCATTTTACCTTTCTCTTTATCATCCATCTTTCTAACATCTCTGCCTTTAAGTTTGTTTGTTCCTTTAGGCCCATAATGTTTAAAGATAACATAATCAAAGAATAATTGCTTACTCTTTTCAATTGATTCTACATTCTTTGCACCCAAGATGTCTTTTAGAATACCAACATTTCCAGTGATAGGTTTATTGATAAGTGTAGGGTCTACATCTTTAGTCTGTGCTTTCTTCTTTAGAGAGAAACCGTGATATGTTCCATCAGAACTTTTAACAACAATGTCAGATGAGTTGTAATCTTTTACTCCACCTATTGGTGGGTTGTATTTTGCAATATCTGAATGCCAACCTTTACCTGTCCAATATGTTTTTGTTGGATTAGGAACAACTTGTAAAATTGAATTTGAAGAAGATATCGCAGTTGCAAGGTCGTTAAAGTTACCAGTAAATTGGTCAACCAACTCTGGACGAGCAGATGCACCTTCAATGTTATTGAATACACCCTTTGCATCCTCAATCATTTCTACTGCTGATGCTTCGTCTAAATTTTCACTTTTAACTTTATTAAGAACAAGAGCTGCAACCATCATCTCTTGTGTGTTCTCATTAATCTTTACACCGTCTTTACCAATAGAACCCATTCCAAAAGATACACCACCCAAATCTGGGGTATTATCTTTTATCCATTTTTTGATTTTGTCTTGAGTGTCTTGGTCTTTTGCACTACGGATTTTGACTTTATCTTTGCCACCAGCCATAGGAATATCATCCAGGCCTAGAGAGCCAAGATGAGTTAAAAGTTTCTTTAAGGAATCTTTATCCTGTTTGGTGTCAAAAGAGTCAATGTCTGAACTATCTTTGATAGGTACATTAAACGCTTCTGAAAGATGTTGTTTCAGAGTTAACATTTATCAATTTCTCCATTTGCACAAATAATATTACAGTTCTATTTATAATATCAAATTGTTAAGAAGTCAAGATAAATTACACCTTTATGTCGTTAAACTTGTCATATCGTGCAGATATTGGACTTTTATCGAATGCTGGTGTGTCATCTTGTCCACTATCAATGATATCATCTTGTGCTTCTTGTTCACAATCATACAGTTTCATTCTCGCTCTGTCAATACCCAAAACAAATCTTTTGTTAGCGCCTGGGTCATTATAACGATTTTTCAACTGTTTAACCATAATCTGATTAAGTTGTTCTAGTTCATCTGTTGTAATTAATGCAAACATTAAGTCAGCAGTTGCAGGCAAACCAAATGATTCTGAAGTATCTTCAAGTCCTACATCAGAACTATTGAAACCACCACGAGTTGTCTGGGTTGCAGACATAATCGGTAGATTACATTCTACTGCAAGTCCTCTAAGTTCTTCTGCAATTGCTTTGATATAGAAGTATGAACCAACATTTGCATTACCTTTGAAACGAGATGATGCACAGATGTTTAGATAATCAATAAAGATAACATCTGGTTTGAATGATTTCTTTAGTGCAAGTTCTTTGATAAGAGAACGGAAGTGTCCACTATGTGCAGATGCAGTTGGATATTCTTTAATGATAAGTTTACCATTAGTCTTTTTATTAATCTTAGAAAGACGGTCTGTAAACATCTTCTTAGGCAAATCATGTAAATCATCCATAGTGATGTTCATCAAGTTTGCATCAATACGTTCTGCAATACGTTCTTCTGCCATCTCTAATGTGATGTATAAAACATTCTTACCTTGCATTAAAGTAGATGCAGCCATGTGACACATGAATAGTGATTTACCAACACCTGTACCAGCAAGTGCAATGTTTAGAGTTTTCTGTGGAAGTCCACCTTTAGTAATCTTATTGAAATACTCTAAGTCAAATTCCAGTTTCTCTTCCTTCTTATGATAGAACTCAAATCTTTCCTCACCATCATCAACGTAGTCGTGTCCAATGTGTGAATCGAATGCAACTGATAATGCATCAGTAAGAATACTAGGAATTGCTTCTGGTGTATGTTCTTTGTCTTTACCTTCGATGATTTGAATACCATTGAGAATTGCATTGTATACTGCTTTGTCCTTACAGAATTTCTCTGTAGTTTCGACTAACCAGTTCATGTCAACTTCTGCATCAGACAGAGTTTCAATAATTTGTGTTACCTTTTTAAACTGTTCGTCATTAATATCTTTACGTCCGTCAACCTCAATAGACAGCGCTTCCTTGGTGGGAGTGTTATTATACTTCTCTACAAATTTAGTAATCTCTTCAAATACAATTCTTTCCTCTGGATTAGAAAAATATTCTGGTTTTAGAAATGGCAAAACCTTACGAGTGTAAGGTTCATTAAAAACTAAATTACTGAGTGTTGTCTTTTCTATCGTCTGTGTTGACATATTGTAATTCTTCTCCATCTAGTTGTTTGTGTATGATATCTTCCAATATCTTACCAGCAAGTTCAAAGAAATCATCTTTGATACTTTCTTTTGGTAGTCCGTTAGAGTCTAACATATCCCACTCGAATTGTAAAGAGGCATTTGTTTTTTCTTCGTTTTCTACTACTTTAACTTGTCCGTACTTATATACGACACCTTGATACTTACCAGCCTTTGCAGTAAGTCCAACAGCAGTCCAAGTCTTTTCTTTGTTCTCTACAAATTGGTACATTTCACTAATATCAGACATAGTGTAAATAACTCCCTATAATGTATTTTGGTGTATCAATAGGTTTACGTCCAGCATGTAAGTGAGTCCACATTGGGGGAAACATAACCATCTTTCCAGTAACAGGTTGAACTGAAATATTGTAATCTGGGAAATCTGTGTGTCCACCTTCGTTGTCATTAAGATACAAAAAGAATACTAAGAACCTTCTTGCACTACTATGA